CAGGGATCGGAAGGTATATCGTGCCGGAGGCATCACGCGAGTTCTTAAAGCTCTGGAACGTCAGTGAGCATTCCAACGGGCCGTCTGAATCGGTGTGGTGCATAAGTTCCACGACGTCCTGGTTCAACCGCACCGTAGACATGAAGCTACCCGTATCCCCCGCAACCACTGCGGCGGCCAACCCCGCACCGATACGCAGGCGCTCTTCTGTAGCGGACTGCGGCGCACCAAGTTCCGTCACCCTGGCCGGTGTGCTGCCATTGATAAGCACGACGTCTCGGCCGGGGATGGCGACGCCGCTTCCGGCGTATGTGTATCCAATGTCCTCGATGTCAAGGTTGACAGACGCAATCGCGCTGTCCCGGCTGACAACGAGATCATCGTTGAAAGACGGCAGCCACACAGCGCGTTGACGGCCGCGAAGCCAGTATAGCATCTCACGGAACTCGGCTTGTGCCTGGCGGCCTTGCTTCAACCAGCTATGACTTTGGACTTGGAAAGCCCTTCCGGCCGGGTCGGTTCGATAGGGTATGCCTGTGGAGTTATCCCGCTCGGACGACATCCGGACGTGCTGTGTCGATATCGTCTGAGAGCGGTTCGGCGGCGTGACGATAACCGGGATTGTTTCGAATGTCAGGTCAGCCGGAGAGGTCGCGGTGTAGTCGTTCGGCTCGATCACTTGGAACAACAACACAGACTCGCCCACGGTCGTCGTCAAGGCGTCCAGGGACGTATCCGTTGACAGGTATGCCTTGCGCAGTGGATAGACCTTCGTCCCTGCCGACCAAGGGCCGTCGAGCACCACGTCCAGGTCCAAGCCTGTATCGTCCTGCCCGCTGATGGAAATAACTTCCCAAGTGAACGCATCTTGGTAGAGTAAGGCGAACCCGCCTGTCAGGAACTCGCGATAGGTGTTGTCGAAGTCCACCCTCACCGCACCAAGCGCCGCGTCGGCCGATAGCTTCCCTTGGTCGAACCACAACGGGAACAGCCATTCGTCGCTACCCATCCTGTGCATCGTCAAGTCGAGAAAAGACCGTTCATTGCGCGTGGGGTTTACCGTGATCTCGACGTACCGGCGCGGCGATAGACGCAGTGCGCGGCGCTGCTCGACACCCGTGGACGATCTCAGCACGTCGGTCAGCCACTCCAGCCGCTCCAACACGCCATCCCGCCAGTTCGGCCGTATGCTCCAGACAGGGAATCCCGGTTCCATTCTAGTCCTTCAACAACTGTTTAATCATCGGGACGTTGCGCCGGATGTGGGTGACGGTCGTGCGTTCTCCGGCGTTGCCCTGCATCGCTGCCGCAACCTGGTCGTCACCAAAGGCGAGTACTTGGCGCAAGCTCCCGCCGCCCTTCTCGGCAGCGGCGAGACGGTTCTTTTCGAGACGCTGTTGTTCCTTGGTCGTGACCTTCTCACCCTTCTCTAGGACGGCCAGCATCTCATTCGATTTCAGGCCAGCGCCTTGCGTACCGTTGTGGTAGCGCGGCACGCCGGAGAGATCGGGCATACCGACGTTCCGTGACAGCTTCATCTGACCGCTGCCATAGTCGCCGACCGTGCCGCCGCCGTGGAAACCTCCGATCAAGCTCTTCGCGATCCGCAACGCATAAATCTGTATGATCGCGTCGGCTATGGCCTTGGCAAATGTCGCAGCAAAGCTAAGCGCGGCGCGGCCGAGATTGGAGAACAAGTCCTTCAGCGACCCGGCCCCTGTAATGATATTCGCTATACCTTGCGCAAGTGTGTCGAACATCGTCATGATGCCACCCGCGATGGCTTGTTCCGCCGACTGCTTGACCGCCCTGGTCAGTGTATCGGTGTGGCGCAATTCCGCATTGTACGCCTGGAGATCGGCGATGGCTCTCTCATAGACTTCAGGCGGGAACAGATTACGGTTGGCTTCGAGGTACTGCTGGAGAAGCAATATCTGTTCTTTCAGCGCGCCATTGGTCGACTCGTAGGCCGATTTTATCCGGGCTTCCTTGTCGCTGAAATTGATCGCGCCGATATCGTACAGCCGGTTGGCCGCTTCGATCAGTGATGCGCGGCGCTGGAAGATATCGTTGAGTTTCTGTTCTTCTGAGTCCAGCCCGGCTTGCGCTTGAGCGCGAACGACCGTCTGCTGTCCCTGTGGCCCACTGCTCTGCGCCTGTATCCGGTCGAACTTGTCCAGGAGTGCTCTTGTCTCGGCACTCGGCGTCAGCGCGGCTATGAACCGGCGCGCGGCTTGGACCGCTGCGTCAATCTGCGGCCCCATGTCGGAAGTAACTTCGGCGGTCTTGTCGAGCGCCTGTTGCGCGGACAGCAACCCGGCGTCCTGCGACTCCTTGATCGCCTTCAGCCGCTCGTTGCGGGACTTCAGGAGGTCATTGATATTCGATTCATAGACGCCGAGTTGCTTGTTGAGCGCAAGCTGTTGTTTCTGTGCCGCCAGTGCGGAAGCGTAGTCCGTCTGCGACATGCCGTTGATCTTGGCGTCGGCCCCGAACTTCGCGCGGAACTCGGCCAGGCGGTCTTCCAACGCCTTGAACTGCTCGTCCACCGCTTGCTGCGCGAGTTCGAGTTGTTGCTGAAGGGGCGCTTGCGTACCGCGCATGGCCTGTGCAGTGGCACGGCTCAACGCGGCTGAAAGCTGGTCTTGTTCGTTCTCGTACTGACGCGCGAGTTGTTCTGCTTGCCGTTTCCGGCGCTTGGCCTCCGCCTCCGCCTCGCGGGCAGCCTTCTTGCCTGCCTTCTCCGCGTCTTTACGCGCTTTCTCGGCATCCTCTTCGCGTTCGCGCTGACGACCGCGTGACCCGGCTCCGGCATCAGCGCCGGGCGATTGCTGCGCACGGGTTGTTGACCGGCGCGACGCTGCCAGTTGATCCAGTGAGTCCTGCCACGCCGTCGCGAACACGCTGCTATTATCACGGGTCGGATCGTCAAGTCGCTTGCCTGCGTTCTGCGACTGTTGTGCGACGAACCGCTTGGCCACGTTGATAAGGAACCCGAAGCCGATAATGGCTTTGGATATCTTGTCGTTGATCGTGTCGATAGCGCCAGTGTCGGCGAAGACTTCAAGTAGTTCCCGCCACGCTATGCGGAGCGAATTGGCTGCTTCGGTGAAAGGACCTCTAGAATCTTCAGCGGCATCCTGCATCTTACCATAGAGAGCGGTGAACGCTTTATTGACTTCGCCGTATTCGTCCTTGGTGTCTTTCGACGCGATCAAATTCTCGCGCTGTGTATCTGTCAGGAAATGATATTTGTCGTCGAGCTTGATGACTTCATCCGCGCCGGACGTGAACGCCTTGGTAAGTTCCTCTGTGGCGGTCTTTACGTCGATACCCTGGACGTCGGCGAGGTTCTTGGCTGCGATCACATAATCATTGACGGCAGCCGGGTTCAAGCCCTCTTTCACGAAGGTCTTTGCTGACTCCATCGCCTCTTCGGCGGATACACCGATAGCGCGGAAGTCCGCTACGATCTGCTTGAACGTGGCCGCGTCGTAGCCGTTCGTCTCGCCTAATGACGACAGAACCGTATTGGCTGTTCGCAGGATTTTAAGTTGGGTATTGGCTTCGCTGATCGCGCCTGCCAAGACACCGATGGCGACAGCGACCGGCGCGATCAATGGCAGCCAGCGTGCGAAGCCTGAAATAATGCCGGGGAAAATCTGAACGATTTGACCGGCCTGTTGCGCGAACACCTGGAATGGCGGCTGGCCACTGGCCAGGCCGGTGAACACGTCATTGACCTGGTAACTGAGGTTCTGAAGCTGGAAGGGATCGAGTCCAAGAAATGCGCCCTTGCCCCCCGGCCGCAAGACACTCGACACTTTCTGGATCGCCGGAGCCGCCCGCCGCGCTGAGTTCTCGATACGCTGGATGGCGGCCGGGAGGTTGTTCGCGTCCACGCCGACCCGCTGAAGTGCGCCACCCATCTCACGCAACTTGGCGGTCTCGCGGTCGAGGGCGACACCAAGGCTCTGCAAGGCAGCTTCCTCGCGCCGGATATCCGCCGTCAGTTCTTCAACGTTGGTGCTGGCGCTGACCTCGGCCGCTGCCAGTTCGCGAACCTTCTGCGCCTGCCGGTCATACGCCCCGGCTGCGTC